TATAGCGGATCAATTACGTTGACAGGTGCAATCACCAAATCAACAAACTAAAAAAAAAATTAAAAGTTTATTATTTTAGCCGCCGTCATTAGTTTGGCGGTGGCTTTTTATTTTTATTAACGACAAACACAATTTAAAATGGCAAACAAAAACAAAGGCTACATTGACATTAATGTCGGTGGCAAAAAAAGAACGTTACACTTTTCAATGAATTTTTGGTCGGAATTTACCGAGCAATTGGGAATTTCACTACAAGACATTGGCGAAGTATTTCAAAACGGTATTTCATTGAAAGGATTGCGCGCGCTTATTTATTCGGCTATATTGGCAAACGATCAAGAAAACGGAAATGAAATTGATTATAATATTTATACGGTTGGTTCGTGGCTTGACGAATTAGAGGCGGAATCAATAAACAAAATTGTTGAAACAATGCTTCAATCCAAAATTTTAGGTAATAGCTTAAATTCAGAAATCGAAAAGCCGGGAAAGCCGAAGCCGTCAAAGAAATAACATTTGAATCATTAACCGATTATTATATCGGATTAATAGGCACAAAACCGGACGATTTTTGGCGGCAAACGTGGCGCGAAAATGCGCTATTAGCCGAATTTTATCACAACAACGTCAATTTGCAATGGGAACAAACGCGATATATTGCGACAATGGTACACAATTCGCAATGTCAAAAAAAATCGCAAATGTTAAAACCGGATCAATTATTTCAATTGCCGGTTGACAAAGCAAGAAAAAAAGAACGTGCAAAACCAAAATCAACGCGTGAACAAATGGAATCATTTTACGAAAAATATCAAGCAATGACAGTAAAAAAGACGTTAAAATAAAAGCGTCTTTTTTTTTGTATTTTTGTTTAAAATATTCTTTATGGCCGAATCAATTTTAAAATTAAATATTACCGGCGATTCGTCGAAATTAAAAAGCGCTTTAAATTCAGCAAGTTCGCAAATGTCTTCATTTGGTTCTAAAATGCAAAGCGTTGGTAAATCAATGACGGCAAAATTGACATTGCCGTTAGTGGCCGCCGGTGCTGCTGCTACAAAAATGGCGTTTGATTTTGATAAATCAATGGGTCAAATCGAATCATTGGTTGGAATTGCCGGCGATGAGGTTAAAAAAATGGGCGAAACGGCTAAAAAAATGGCCGTTGATACCGGTAAAAGCGCAAACGAGGCCGCTGAAGCGTTGTTCTTTATTACATCGGCCGGATTGAAAGGCGCGGACGCAACGGACACGTTAAATGCGTCATTAAAGGCGTCGGCGGTTGGTTTAGGTGAAACAAAAGTGATTGCAGATTTAGCAACTTCGGCGATGAATGCTTACGGCGCTGAAAATCTAAACGCGTCCGCATCTACGGATATAATGGTTGCGGCGGTTCGTGAGGGTAAATTGGAAGCGTCGGCGTTAGCCGGTGCAATGGGCGGCGTTATTCCTTTGGCTTCAAATATGGGCGTTGGATTTGACGAAGTCGGCGCGGCAATGGCTGCAATGTCCAGAACAGGAACCGGCGCCGCAGAAGGCGCAACGCAATTGACCGCAATATTAGCGTCAATTAAAAAACCAACAGACGGCGCGGTTCAAGCATTGGCGAAAATGGGATTAAGTACTGAAGACGTTCAAAAATCATTAAGTGAGGACGGACTTTTGGCAACGCTTGAAATGCTGCAAAGCGGATTGAAACAAACCGGTCAAGATACAACGGCAATATTTCCAAATATTAGGGCGTTAAAAGGAGTTTTAGATTTAACAGGCGCCGGAGTTGAAAGCACCAGACAAATATTTGATTCATTGTCTAATACAATGGGCGCAACGGACGAAGCGTTTGAAAAGACATCAAAAACGGCGTCGTTTCAAATGACGCAAGGATTGAACGCAATGAAATCGTCTTTGTTAACAGTCGGCCAAGTTATATTGACGGCGGTTGCGCCGGCGGTTCAAAAAATAGGCGCTTTTTTTACAAGTTTATCCGAAAAATTTAAAGCATTATCGCCAACAACACAAAAAATCATTGTGGCGTTTGCCGGAATTGTTGCGGCATTAGGGCCGGTCATTGCAATTATTGGAACGCTTTTAACAATGGCACCGGCAATCGGTGCGGCTATTAGTTTAATGTTAGGGCCAATCGGATTAATTATTGCCGGATTGACTGCGGTTTCTGTTGTAATATATAAAAATTGGGCCGGAATAAGAAACGCGCTTATAAAAATAGGGAATTATTTCATTGAATTATATAATAATTCTTTACCGATTCAATTAGCGGTTAATTCTATTATAATGGTATTTAAAAATTTGGTAGCGGTTGGAAAATTTGTTTTTTCTACACTATCAACAATTATTAAATTATTCGGTCAAAATATATCAACGGTTTTTGGTAGTGCCGCCGATTTAATAATGGGAATTTTTACCTTTGATATAGATAAAATAAAAAGCGGATTTAATAATTTAACAAATGGTTTAAAAGATAATTTTACAAACGCATTTGAAAATATTAAAACAGAAGCCGGAAATTTAGGATCAAGTGTTGCCGACAATTTTAATGAAGCGCTAAAAACAAAACAAATTGCGCCGATAAAAATTCCGGTGGCGGTTGTTTCAAGCGGTGGCGGTGGCGATGAGGCAACACCAACAGGCGAAGGCGGTATTGATGCAGCAACACCAACAGGCGAAGGCGCTATTGATGCAGCAGCAACAACAACAAGCGGTGGCGGTGGCGATATATCGACGCCAATAACAAACGCAATAAAAGCCGATACGGCCGGAATTCCTGATGCAATGGCGGAACAAAACGCGGTTTTGACAGAACAACGGACAATGGCAATGGAAAACGCAATGCAATTTAATGCCGGTTTATCTGATATAATAAACGGCGGATTAAATCAATTAGCGACAGGAATCGGCGAAGCATTAGGGAAAGCTATCAGCGGCGGCGGAAATTTAGCACAAAACTTATCAAAAGTTCTTTTAACAACAGTCGGCGGAATGGCCGTTCAATTGGGAAAATTAGCTATTAGTATAGGTATTGGCGTTGAAGGTATTAAAAAGGCGTTACAATCGTTAAATCCGGCCGTTGCGGTTGCGGCCGGTATTGCATTAATTGCATTAGGTTCATTCGCAAAAGCACAAGCCGGAAAAATTGGCGGCGGCGGCGGTGCGACTGCATTCGCAAACGGTGGAATCGTTAGCGGTCCGACAATGGGTCTTGTGGGCGAATATCCAGGCGCAAAATCAAATCCTGAAGTCATAGCGCCATTAAATAAATTGCAAGGAATGATTGGCGCAAGCGGTGGCGGTGGCGGTAACGTAAACGTTACAGGATCGGTACGCGTTGAAGGTCAAGACTTATTGATTGCAATAGAACGCGCCAATGAAACGGCAAATCGAATATATTAAAAATTTAAAAAATGGCATACGGAGTAAAATATGAATTAATATTTTCGGACGTTTTAGGATATCCAAAAAAAATTGAAATATTAAAAAAAGATTATACCGGCGAAGTTTTGCCAATGATAGGCGGCGCCGAACCGGTAACAATAAAATGGAATTCAAAAGACGATTTTTATAAACCATTAATTGGTTCGCAATGTACTTTGGATTTAATGGTGACAGATGAAATACAATACGACGATTTTTATAAGTTTGACGAACGCGAATACAAGGTTAAAATTTCTTATTCTGAAAGTATTTCAAAATCTTATTCCGATAGGGTTTTGGCTGATGACGGCATTTTTGAGAGTTTAGAATGTATTGATTCGTCAATGGACTATTTTTATACGCCGGCAACGTATTACAATCAAAGAGTTTTAAACGACAATGGGACGGTCGAATCTTTAAGTTGTGTTACAAGTGTTACAGGAAATGAAAAATACAATGTTTGGTCCACATATTGGATTGGGTTTTTAGTTGTTGACAGGTTTACGGAACGCATAACTTCAACGCCTTACAATATTAAATTCAATGCGTTTGACGGTATCGGAACATTAGGAAATTATGACGCGCCATTAAGTACTTATAATCAAAGTACGTCATATTTAGGTTTAACAGATTTGGATCGTATTTCTAAAATATTACAAAATTTAGATTT